TACCTGCTGTCTTAATCTTATATCCTATAATCTCACCACCATCTTCAATAGTTTCAGGATGTGTAAAATAGAACACCTTTAAATCATCTCTCAACTTACGAGCTTCTCTAAATAGCTCCACTATATCTCTAGCCATAATGCTAAATTTAGTGTATCCCACTTCTGTAGCTTTTGATACAATAGCAAATCCCATTATATAATTAGAATCCTCAATAATGATGTTTTTAATGTGAGGTGCTTTCTCTGAAATGTTCTTTAAAAGCCTTGTAATTTCATTAGCATCATCAATTTCTTTGTAGTTTTTTAATTCACTATTGTATAGCTTTTCACTTCCTTTGAATGGAAGCTCTTTTTTAGCTACATTAATGATGTAAGTTTCTTTTGAATTTAAATGTTTGATTGAGGTGGATTTACCAGTGCCTGTAGCACCAACAATTCCAATTAATTTGCTTGCCATGTTTATATATTTGTTTTATTTTTTAGGACTATAAAGGTATGATAATATCTTGAGAATACAAAATATTTTCCTTAGTTTTTAGCACACTTGGGTCACTAATTATTTCGTCATAAATTGCTTGTGCAGTCTCTTTATCTCTACACCATTTTACTGTTTTATCATTCACTTTTACACCAAACCAAGGGCTGTCGCTAAATGGTTCTAATTGTTCAACCATTTCAATTTTTACTGTGTCGCTCATATGTATTTAATTTTATCTTTATCAAAAAATTCTAGTGCTTTCTTAAGCCACTTTTTCTCAACCTCTTCTGTAGAACAAATAATGTATATATGTGCTTTTTTATCAGGAGTGTTATATTCCATAGCCATACATCTATTTATCTTTTGTGCTAGGTTTTCACCATTACTATCAAAATAGTTGATAATCACCTTATTAAGAGGTTTATATGTAACTCCTGTATTACCTATCTTTACAACAGCCAGGTGGTTACCCTTACCAGATGCAAAATCTTCAAATACATCTTTATCTCCTGCTTTGCTATGATAGACAGGAATGCCTAATTCATCAGCTATCTTTGTCAAACCACAAAACACCAAAACACGATCATATTCATGTGCTTTTAATAAAGCTTGTGTCTTGCGTAGCTTGGATAGACTATTTTGTATTAGTCTCATCCTAGCTAGTCTTAAGAACATAGTTGCTTGCCCTTTCTTCTCCATCTGATCTATCACCCAACCATAAGCATCGAATTGCTTCTTTTCACTCTTCCACTTACCCTTATAGTTGTTTTGTGTGACATTATCCAGAGGTGTGCTCACCACTGTTATAACATAATCTGTTATAACACCTTCTTCAATAGCCTGTTCTATCGAATAGGAGGCTATTACAGACAGTTGTAATTCAGATTGAAGTGTACGCTCAGTTTGTGAAGAAAGGGTTCCTGTGAGCCCTATCACTCTATTATGACGTGTTATCATGTCTTTAACCACTTCTATTTGTGCTTCTGACAGCAAATGTATCTCATCAATGACTAATAGGTCAAACTGGATGTCTTGCACCTTATGCATCGATAGGTGTGTGGTGTACACTATATTAGGATTCTTATATTTCCTGGTTTTAAAATCTTCTTCCCATGATGATTTAATCTTTAAATCAGGATAGGCTATCATTATATTCATATCATCAGGCAGTTTCTCTAATATATTAATTGTTGTATATATTTTACCGAATCTAGGACATAGATTCAATATGCCAAATTTGCCATGTTTCATCCACATATTAGCAAATTCTGCTTGTCTAAGATCTCTTAGCGTAGGAATAAGGCTGTTTTTTGCCATAATTTATAATTGTAGTGAATGACCAAAATAGATATTCAAAATTAACAGCTACATAGGGCTCATATTTTTGTATATTGTTCATTACACTAATTGTAGGTAGTAAGACTATTTGCCACCAATGTGACTTATTATTGGGTATTGTGTTATACACCCTTATTGTTATATTCATTTTATTTGTTTAAAAAGTACGATTTATTCAAAATTGCATCATAATCACTGTCTGTGATATCTCTTTGCCTGGGTAGTTCTTTGAACATACCAATTTGACCAAGGAAACCAAGACCTATTCTAACATCATCTTCTCCATAGCTATTCTTGATAAGTCTAACACTTCTGAAATACTTTGCACCATAATCATCTCTAAGTTTATTAAGGTCATAACCACTAGGGTCTGCCACTTTATAACGCATAGGGTCAAATAGAGCTAATACAACATCAGCATCATTTTGTGTGCTTGAACTATCTGCAAAATCTTCTAGTTGTGGTTCAACATCACCATTCTTTAGTCTCATTGGACTACTAATGTCTCTGTTAAACTGACTCACAACCACTGGACTATATCCATAGAAGTCTCTAGCATATCTTAGTTCATCACTCATCTTATCAATAGCCTGTTTTTTAGTGGGCTGTGCTGTTGTGGTTTTCAATAGGCCAATATGATCTAATACAACTAATGTAAGTTCATCCTCGTTATTAGGAATATATATTTTATTGTATTGATCCAACTGTTCTATCTTACCATTTGCAAGAGCATGTGTCTTTAGCTCTTTAGCAATACCCACTGGGTTCTCTGGTCCACTGATGATTGTTATAACATCTTTCATTTTTTCTGCATAATCCTCATACATTAAGAACAGATCGTGCTCATCTTTAGTCATCTTCTCAGTCCAACCTAATAGCTTATTAACAGAAATGATTATTCCTTGTTCCAAAAAGATCTTTCTACTAATCCATTTAGCTAGCTTATAGGTTCCACTTCTCTCCATAGAGCGATAGATGATTTTAAGCTTTATATTAGTTTTGTTCTGTTTGCTGATGTACCAATCAAATGGATTAAGTACATATGCATCATCAATGAATGATGTTTTACCAGATCCCGTTAGACCTCCAACCAATGTGTACATAGATTTCCTGATACCTATATATCTATTAAGCCTGTTAAAGCCCATAGGGATACCATTGTTTCTACCATCAAGCCCTGCTTGCACCTCATTTTTAAGAATTTCAAAACTCATATATCTGTTCCTCCTCTAATGATTGGTTCTTCTACAATCTTTTTACCTTCTCTGATTAATTCAATGAATGGTTCAAATGTTCTTTGATTTAAATATGTAAGACTATTCTGCATAAATGTTAACCTATTGGTTTTTGTTTTAACAGAATTCTCTTTCTTTTGTAACACCTCATATTCTAATGCTGCTATCATCTCTTTGATAGTATATTCACCTTCAGCTAGAATATTCTTAAGCTTTAGCTTACAATCATCCTTCTTTGCACGCATACTTCTTGTACCTGTGAAATCAACCTTTTTATGTGAGAATGTATCAGTGCCTGGATAAGCTTTCCACCAATCATCAAAATCGTTAGAGACTATTTTGCTCTTAACCAATTTCATTTCTGGTTCTCCTTTCTCATCTAGAAATCCTAATACAGACTTACCAATAAGGGTGATTTTAAAGTTTTCTGATAGTAAACCTTTTCTCCTAACTGTCTGACACAGAACACTCATTCTTTCATTTTCACAAAGAGAAGATGCATCATTACCCTCTTCTATTAGTTTTAAAAGATAGAGCATGTCTAATGTATAGCCAGCTTTATATATCTCCTCAAAATGGTAAAGGGTTATGTTCATGTTCTTTCTTTGGGATTTTGCTAACAACTTTTATTTGTGCAGGTTGTCTGTTGTTTAGTTCCTCTTGAATTTGTCTATCTAAGAGTCTTTCTTCTTCATACAAATATATGAAATCTTTGAGAGATTCTCTTTCAAAATCATCAATTATTTTTAGGTTCTTCATTTTTATATCCTTTATTATTCCAAAAATACTCACATGTTAATACCACTGTACCAGCACCTTGTGTTTCTGATGCTATTGTTAGTTTATATGGAGGATCAGAGAAAAATGATTGACCTAATTCTTCAGCCTTAGCTGTATATCTGTGGCACATTGTCTTCAATAGACAATATCCACCTTTGCACATTGAAATGTCTGGCATGTTTTTAATTTTAATTGTTATTCTGCTGCATAACCAAAGAATACCCACTCACCATCTCTTTCATTGGTGGCTTTCTTGTATGTAACCTTAGCTACTGTTGGGTCAGATTTGATTAACACCTTACGCATTACAATTCTTGTAGTTATTTGATGTTTCTCTGTGTAAGCTCTAGCCATTTTAACAGCATCGCCTTTGGTCATGCACGATGCAATAACATTATTATCGTTATCATAATA